GTTGGGTCAACCGTTGCTTCCCACCTGGGCTCTTTTGGTAGCGAGTAGTCGTCCTTGGCTGGCGATTATTACTTCTAAAATTTTGCCCTTGTACACCGTCGTCTTCGGTTGAGTGAAGATAGACATTGTTGGAGGCTTTATTGTTTCCTTCAGTGCCTTGACATACTCGGTTGCAAGGCGTGGACCTTCCAAGGATCTTTTAGCTAACGCTATTGCTTTGGTGGGTTTGATTGGGTTACAGGATTTCCATTCAGGTAATTTGTGGATCTCAGAACTGATCTGTTTCTTGAGAAAGGGAAGAGATGTTTTCTTTATTGAAGATATCTTGTCCTTTCCTCTAAGAGTATGGATCCCGATGAACGTCGGCCGCAGTAGGGACAACGCCTCTTGGGAGCTAGTTCCTGTTTTGTGTTCTGGGATTTTGGTGATGGTGTATTCTAGATCGATGTCTGCCTGTTCAGCAGCATCTGAGCGTGATCTAGGTTCCCAGATCCTTTTAAACTTTCTTATAATGCGTGACGACTCTAATGGTTGGAGTGTCAAAAGTGCTGCGATTCTTTTCCGTAAAGAAGGTGGGGCTGATTGCTTGCCAGGCAACCCGGCTCCACCCAGTTCGCGGGGCCAATACGGGGGTATACCAGAAGCTTCTAGTTTCCGGATTATATCCTTGTGTAGGTCCTTTGCGAGTTCTATCGCAACTCGCCCTCGTTTACCGGGGGTTGAGGCGAGCTGGTCAAAACACATTTTGATCGTAGTATATTTAGAACCTGTTTCTAATATGCCACGCGGCTTGCATTGTAAGATTGCACCCGGATGGGGTGTCTGTATGTGGTGTGTTTGAGTCGTTGATGTTAGGATTTTATGTGCTATGAAGTCCCACATTTCCGGCTTTTTACCGGCTGGAGTTTTCACTTCTCCAGTTTTAAAGAGGAATACCTCTTCAGTGAAGACAGCACCGACGGTCCTTCCGCGGACCAGTGGAATCACGAGATGTTTCTTTGCGTTTATTCGTAAGGAGCATTCTTGCAGGTTTGCTTGGTAGTTCTGAGATGACCTCTCTTCACAGAGAGCGATCAGATCGTCTCCGCAGATAGAGTATCTGTGTCTGTCTAACTTTTGAGCTCCAAATTCGAAACATGCCATGTTCAGAAGGGACAGAATGGGCCATGTGGTGGGAAGACCCATGAGAAGTCCCCTTTTGGTCTTTGTGCCATCGGGGAATCTCATTGGTCCGGTTAGAATTGTGGCTGCATCTATATTGTTGTAGTTTGTAGTTTCCTCTTCGTCTTCCATATCATAGAATGTGTCCATAGCTGTCTTCAATACAGTGTAGCCTATTGAGAAGGGAATTCTGTCTGACGCTTTGCTCAAGTCAGCAGAAAGTGCAACCCCTTCTTCTAGGTGGTGTTCTTTCACCCAATGGTGCTCACTGAAATTGAGGTTTCCATGGAGTGTACCTTTTGACGGAACCAGATGTTTGAGTAACGCTAATAAACATCTTTGCG